GGCAGGTATATCGGTAAGACCGAAAGAACTCATCCGGGCGTTCATCAGTGCTGTTAACTTGTTGATGTCAACAGTAGGCGCGGGAGATTCCAGCAACAACGGCTCTCCCTGCTCTTCAACTTTTGCCTTGGGAACTAACTTTAAGGGGGCAATGTGAACTTCTAGGTCAGCCGCAAGAGCTTTTGCGATCTTAATAGCTTCTGGATCGTTAACAAAGTCCAATCCAATCGACTCAGCAATCCCTGCAAGGTTGGTTGTATCGTTATCGTTTTGCTTAACAAACTCTAAGGCCGCACCAAACTGACCAGAGGTGTATTTGTTATGCTTGAACAAAGGTATTCTTGTCGGGACATCAAAGCGAGGTAATGATCTAAGGCCAGATACTAAAGCTTTTAGCTCACCCTTATTCATGTCACCTATTTTTTTCCTGCCCGTTGCTTTAACGCCAGTAAAGTTCTCAGCCAATGCCCTTAGTTCAGGCGAGTTAATGTCATTGGTAATGTTGTTTGCGCTCAAAGCTTCTTTAACAACAGACATAGGGGTTAGGCTGAACTTTGCAGTCCTATCGTCATTCTCTAGAATGATGTTGCGAGGGTCTATGCCCTCCTTAGCGTTAAGTTGTTTAGCGTAACTTTGCGCTTCACCTCTAGTTTTAAATGTAATATTTCTTCTTCTGCCGCCTTCGGGCTGAAGCTGTTCCATTGCCTCCCTACCCGTAGGTGGCCTATCTTTTATTTGATCACCATTCTCTGAGATTAAAATAAACTCATCTTTCTTTGTTTTTTTGTTTTTAACTTTCTTGGTTTTGTAGATTGCTGTTTCAAGAGTCTCAGGCGCTCTTATCAAACGGCTAAAGTTATCTTTAAGAACAGCCTTAGCTTCAGCGGGAGTAAATGTGCTTGTTTCGGCTAGGCCTTTGCTGATTCTGTCAGCATTGATCTTTTGCGATGCAGTTAAGTTTTTTCTAGGGACCCCTTCTGCAACCAAGTCTTTAGCCGATCGGTTTTCTTGGAATCCTTCGGCAATGGTAGTCCCTGCCGCAGTGTCAATAGAGCTGGCGGTAAAGGTAGACTCATCAGGGTGAAGTATGGTGTCACCATAAACTACAAGCGTACTCTTAACCTCTGGAGAATAGCTTTCTGGCGCAGTATTAATAGCCTGAGCTACAGAGTTGGTTACTTGAGAGTCAATGATTTTGCTGTTTAAGCGCCCTGCAATGACAGAGGCATCTTCAAAAGACTGCACGTTCCTTCCGAACGGAGTTTTCTTGCCATCTGGACTTACATGAACAACTTGGTTGGGGGCTACACTAGGATTGTCGGCGCTAGGCATATCAACTTGAAATGTGCCTGCCGTGGGAAATGATTTACCTAATAGGTTATAGATAAAGTTTGCGTGTTCTGTTGGGGCGTCCGTCTTCCGGTTCATCTGGAGATTTTCTGACTGAGGCACAAGCTCCTGAACCTGAATGTTAGGATTCATCTGGCCATTGACCGAAATGATCTTTTCGCTTGTGGTGCCATCAGGGTTAATATCAAGGATATAGCGAATTTCTACATTCTGACCTTTAACCTTTTTATTCCGCACTCGCTCAGAGGCTTGGTAGTTCTCAATCTCTTCGGGATTGGTTGAGTCTACAACATCTAAGTATCGGCCTCGCTGTTGTGTAGCGAGCGGAGTTGTACCAGTGACTTTTCCTTTTGCGTTAACAACCTCTAGTTGCCTTGTAACTTGTTGAGGCGTAGGAGGATCTATTTGACTGGGATCGAGAGTTGCTTCGGTTATCTGGGGATTTAAGGCCTGCTCTTGTTGAGCATCTAAAGCCTCATCCTCTTGGAAGTCAGATACGGCCTGTTCACCTCGCTTAATCCGTACCTCTTTATCTTCTCTTAGGCCTGACTCATACTCTTTATCGGCTTGACTGGCGTATCTATTTCTACGGCTTGCAACGCTGTTTAAGACTAGATCAGCAACAAAACCACTGGCCGCGCCTACGGTAAATTCATCAGAAGCAAGAGCGTCATACAGTGAATCGTTAACAGCAAGGTTTTCGTTATAAAACCCTCGCTCAATCGCGTTTTGGGCAATATTAGCACTGACTTCTTGAAGTCCCTCAAATCCACCAGACTTTGCCGCTGAAGCTAACCTTGATTTTATAGAGTTAACAAACTCTTTAGGCGCTGATTTTGTAATTCTCCGCAGAAGATTCCCTACTGGGGCCATCTCAGTAAAGCCTACCAGAGTACCAAGGCCAATGGATGCATCTTCTTGAGCCTGAGATACGCCAATACCAGAATCTCTAGCCGCCTGTATTCTCTGTGCCTGATCTCCCGCACCTGTACCGCCAGCAAGAGTTAATCCGCCCACTAACTGAGTTGTGCTTGCCGTTTTTCCTGCAAGTCCTGCAAGTTTAACTGCACCCGCTGGAGTAAAGAATGAAGCTAATGAGCCAAGGCCTTCACCAAACTTAGTAGACCACTGGTCCTGATACTTTCTATCAACGCCCAAGACGCCAGAATTCATAGCGTTCCTGCCTTCTCTAGCAAGGCGAACAAGCTCGTTATCATTGCCGCTATCTATTAAATCTTCAAGCCCAATAAGATTAGTGCCTGCATCAGCAAGCTCGGCCAGACCTTCACCGGCACTTAAGAATGACCCTGCAAATCCGCGAGGAATAGCTTTAACAAACTCGGTAACAGATCCACCGATTGTTCTTTCATCCTCAAACTGGTCAAACCCAATTTTTGAATAGAATTCATCTTTTGGCACATCAGAATAAAATCTTGAATAAATTCCATCAGCAAGATCACGATCAGATACATCAGCATATTGAGGGTATTGATCTCTTATTTCAGACAGTTTGCTCATTTACAATCACGCCTTATTTATGTGCTAAAGAGTCCAAGGGGATCGGCACCGTTTGCAGTAGACGATTGATTGCCACCAGTTGCTCCAATACTTTCGCCGCTGTTAAGTTCTATTGAGGGAAGTCCTAAAGATGCTCTTAATCTGTTTTCATATTGCACTTGCTCTTCAGGGCTATCAATCATGCCTTTCTCTTTTCTATACTTTTCCATAAAAGTTTCCAGCCTATAGAAAGCTTGCGCTTCTGCGGCGGCATTAGCATCTAATTTTTTATCCGCATAGTATTGGCTTTGCACCTTTCGGTCTAACGCTTTGTCTCTGCGGTCTGCGGCTTGTTCTGTAATAGCGTTAGCGGCCTTTCCTGCTTCTAGCATGCCTCCTGCGGTATCACCATCAGCAATACCTTTGCCTAGAGCCATTAAAGCCATGGCATAAGCCTGTTTCTTTTCCCCTTCAAGTCCAAGGCCAAGCATTTTACTTAACAAGCTAGCACCTTTTTCTGCTCTTCTTAACTGGGCAGTCTCTGATATTTGGCCTGCTCCAGTATTGTTGATTCTTTTGGGAGCAACAGAGGCTTGGCTATTTGATGCGTTACTTGCACCATCACCTGAGTTTAACAAGTTAAGGGTGTTGTTAGCTGAATTTAAAGTTGAATCTGCATCCCTATTAATTTCTACTAACTCCCCGTTTTTCATCTCATATTGCGGAACTTTTAAATCATCAGTTGAGATAAAAGCATCAAAAACAGACTTGTTTCCTTCGTCTAGCTGTTCTTGGCTAGCTCTGTAAGATTTAGGAATGTTTTCCCTCTCTCGCCCAGAGCCGCCACCAAACAAAAGGCTACCAATCCCCTGCTCTTCCTTTCTTGGCGTTGGACCAGTTGAGGCAAGGCTTTTGGGCGAGGCATCATCAACATCACCGAACACTCTAGGAAAGTTAATGCTAGTAGGGTTCTGAACAGCATCTTTCTCAGCATCAGTTGAGTCATCTAATGTAGCCAGTAAGTTGTCAATTCGACTTGCATCTTCAGTCAATGCATTCATGTTCTGAGGGAGATAGTTTTGGCTATATAGATCATTTGATCCTGTTTCACCCTCAAGCGTTCCCATTGCCCCGTCTGGGGTAGTGGTGTTTGAGCCATTAAGAGCCAGTATTCCTTGCGGAGTTACATTCTCAACAAGCATAGGCGACTCAGGAACACCTCTAGATAAATTCTGTGTAGTACCGGCCATTTCTTTTAACTGACTTAATACGCCCTCAATCTCAGGAGCGCCATTAAACATGGACGATATATAGCTATAATCGCTTTCATCAATTTGAGACAGGCCTTGCAAGATTTCATCTCTTGATCCAGAAAGGAAAGGATATTTTTGAGCCATCATTTCCGCATCTATCTGAGCCATATCGTGTGGCGTAATACCACCATCCTGCATCCGCACAACACCGCCTCCTGCGTACTTACGCATAAATGGCGTCATTCCACCTCCATAAGCTTGCATTGGCTGAGGCTGTCCCTGTGGAGGCTGTTGAGGGCGTATAGAGGCAATGCCTTCCTCGGTTATCTGGTCGGCGATAGTGTTTTGGGGTTGTTGGCTAGAAGCTTGGTGACTGTTACGCATGTTAGTTCTGCGCTGAATCTCAGACACGACTAAAAACTGTGGAACCTGTCCACTGGGCTGTTTGGCCTCTTCCTGCAATCTTTGGTCTGGCAGTCCTTTGATAATATCTTCTTGCTGTAATATGTTCATTAGCTTATCACTAACCTCTTTATTAGTTTAACCGCCCATTGCGTTATAAAGACCTACGCCACCAATACCCGCTCCAAGCATCTGAGAATAATCACTTGAGCCTGCTCCATAAGTAGCCCTTGTTGATCCGGGCTGAATAGGCACTCCTTGTAACATATTACTGAGAAGACCTAATTGCTCGCGGCCAAACGCCTGTTGACGCTGGAAGTCTTCATAACCCATATCCAAGCTACGCTGGTCCATTCCTCTAAGGTTCTGACCTGCGGCCTGCAAGTTACGCAGTCTCTCATAATTCATCTTCTGGCTTTGACCGCCAAATTGACCTAGCATTTCAGCCGAACTAAGCATTTGCTGTCGATTGGCTCTATCGGAATCAAGACCCTGCATTCCCAGATTTGCTCTGTTTAGCATGTTCTGGTTGTTGGTGTCTCTTGATTGCATTCTAGCCGTGTTCTGAGCTTGATTAACTCGCTCTTGAATTTCTTGAGCAGACAGGCCAAGCCTAGCGCCTTCTTGCTCTGCTCGCTGTTGAGCCTCAAACACTGCTCGCTCTTCTTGCTGTTGTGCCATCCTAAGCTGTTCATTTTGACCAAAGTTAGCCTGACCAAACTGCTCTTGAGCCTGTCTAGCGGCATCTTCAGCTTGTTGAGCATTCATGCCCATAGCGGCGGCTTGCTGTCTGGCTTGCTCTCCTGCATTAAACGCGGCTTGTTGGAGTTGCTCTTGTTGCATCTGGCCCTGTTGGTTTGCACCGAACTGTGACTGCGAGAACTGCTCCATCGCTTGACGAGAAGCTTCTTCTTGCTGTTGGGCATTTAAACCCTGTCTAGAGGCTTCTTGTCTAGCTTGCTCCCCTGCTTCGAATGCTTGCACATCCATCTGCTGTTGAGCTTGTCTTCCCGCTTCATTCTGACCAAAGGCTGACTGACCAAACTGTTCCATAGCTTGTCTAGCGGCATCTTCTTGTTGTTGGGCTGTCATTCCAAATCTTGCCCCCTCTTGTCTGGCTCTTTCACCCGCTTCAAATGAGCTAATCGCCATCTGCTGTTGAGCCTGACGAGCCTGTTCAGTGGTGCCAAACGCCGATTGACGGAATCTCTCAGCCTCTTGCCCTGAAGCATCTCCCGCAACACCTTGCTGTAAGCCCATTTGAGATGCTTGCAATCTTGCCGCACGATCAGCTTCAAAGGCTTGCTGTGCTTGCGCGAATCCTGCTTGATCACCTCTAGATTGAATATCGCCCAGTTGTTGCTGAAGATTTCTGTCTTGCTCTGCAAGCATGATAGCTTCTCTATAGCCACCTAATCCTCCAGACTGTGCGGCTTGCGCTCCAATTTGATTTTCTTGGATGTTAGCCGCTCGCTGAACTTCTCTTTTTTCAATGTCAGTAACTTGTTGCTGATAAGGATTCATATAGTCTTGCATGATATTTTTATCAGCAAGTGTGCCTGCTTCAAATGCAGGGCCAATGTCAGGCATCCCCTTGTATTGGCTTTCTAAATCTCTAGCGGAGTAATCTTGACCTAGCTCCCTTGCCACATAACCTGCATCATAATCACCTGCCTTATAGCCAGAGTCTCTCTGTCCTGCTTGGTAATTTTGACCAATATTCCCTGCCTTATAACTAGCATCAAAGTCTGAGGGGGCAAAGTCAACATTACGGCTTCCTGCTTGGAAATCAGAGGGTCTTACTCCTGCATTATATCCGGGGTCAAACTGTCCTGCTTCATAGCCTTGATCTCTTTGACCTGCTTGGTAGTTTTGATTAAGCTTTCCTGCGTTATAATCTGAGTTTATATCACCTGCAAAGTAACCAGAATATTGTTGCTGAGGATTGTACTGATTGTAGAATTGGCTTGCTTGATTGGGGTCTTGATTGCCAACAAATGATGCAATATTAGAGGCCTCAGTAAACTGCCGAGGATCACCCGCCGCCGCCATATCAGCCATGCCCTGCATTCCTGCATTCTCATACTGATTAAAGTCAGCTATACGCTGTCCGGGAAATGACTCATACCCTCTTTCGCTCTCATAAGTTGCCCGACCTAACAGGCTCTCATAGAAGGGTCTTGCGTATTCAGGGAGATTAGTTGTAGTAGACTCAACTTGTTGAGGAGTATTACTGCTTCCGCCACCTTTGCTCATCTATCAATCCTCTTTTCATACACTACATAAGACTGCTTAAAGTCATCTTGACTCAACCATTTCCAAAAGCCTTGCCTAGCAGTTGCCTCTATTCCATGACAACCCGTTTCTTTAGCATAACTATTAAATCGCTCTAGCATTTCCCATACCCAGTCGTTAAAGTTGTCTCCACCTAGAAACTGAATGGCAAGCATCTTCTTATTGGGGTAGTTAACTATTTCAGTAGTACCTACACCATCAATGTTTTTATCTTCATCAAAGGCAAGCCATAGCTGTTGCTGTCCACTGGCAATAACATTAAACAAAACTTCCATAGTCCAACGGCCATGTGATCGCACAACAGCCCGTTCTAGTTGCTTTTCAACATCAGGCCATAGCGCATTCAAATAATTGGTTGGAGCTATTGTTATTGTGTGGGTTATTTTTCTAGGTGCGCTTTTGTTTTTGACTCTAGGCTCTCTAGATATGTCCCTAATAACAGGGGTTTGTTTCTGGGCTGTATTTTTCATGCAGGCAATGCTCCTCCAGCTCTCATGGGTGAAGGCTGAATAGTTGTTCCGGTTCTTGTCTGCCTGACTCGATCAAGCATACCGTCTAACTCCTGAACTCCGCCATCGGTGCTTCCATCGCCTAATCCAGATACTACATCGGCGGGGACTATATACTCGCCCGGACTTACGGCTACCGGTTGCTCAGTGCCGATCATACCATTAACCATGTCATCCATGCCTCCCCCCTGCCCTGTAATTACGCCCTCAGTTTGAGCATTAGGGACTACAGATTGAAGAGTTTGCTCTCGCAGTAACTCAAAGGCTTCTTGGCCGTACTCGCTGATAAACATATTAATGACAACATCGGCTTCCTTTTGCGGAAGTTTCCCTAAAACAGCGGCTATAGTTTGCTCAATTAGCTGAGTTTCAGGACTTGACGGTATTGGGCCGCCCTCTTGGAAGTTATACGACTGACCTGTCATAGAGGCGTCACCTTGAAACTCTGGGCTTGGCTGTCCCTGTGGAGACATTGGAGCCTGCTGTGGTTGACTTTGCTCTGCAATGAGCGCGAGGATAGTCTCTTCACCAAATAACTGAACTGCCATTTTTACTTTCTCAATAAGCGCGGGAGGCAATTTATCAACAGTCATTCCTTGAGCTAAAGCTTCTGCAACTTGGCTCACTACCTGCATGACTTCAGCATCTTCCATCATCGGGGTTTGCTGGCCGCCCACACTTAGAGGGTCTTGCATTGCCATGTTCTGAGGATCAATTGAAGCAATTCCGCCTGCTTCCATATTTAGAACTTGGCCCCCTGCAAATCGCATTTGAGCCTTTCTGCCCATAGGATTTGGGCCTTTACCTAAATTAGGGTCAGAATACAAAGAGGCAGGATCTATATAGTTCTTTGGAGCCATTACAGGCATGATAGGATCGGGCTGATAAATAGGGACGATTGGTGCCTGCATTCCAATGCTATCAATAGCTTCTTTGGCGCTACCTTTCCCCGCTATAACTTCCTCGGACGTAACTGATTCATCGGCTAAAGAAGAACTATTACCGCTCATAAGTCCTGCCATATCCCTCATTGTGAAATTAGGCCGCTCGTCTCGCCTTCCGCCCGTTGCAGGGCCGGTTGAACCTGCACTTTCCATAAAGTCGGCTGGATTAAAGTTTCCACCTTTTCCTCCAATAGATATTGGACCTTGCCCAGTATCTACAGGGTTAGATGGATCTACGCTTCCGCCACTAGGGTCAACATCAGGAACAGGGTGACCTGCCTCTTCGGGCGTTTTCCTGAAATAGTTAATTTCACTTCTAAACCCTGCTCTAGGGTCTTTTCCTTGAGCAACAAGTTCTGCCGCTTCCTTTTCTAACTGCTCAGAGGTAACAACATTGGGCGGGCGTAAAGTCTGCTGAGTTTTTGCAGGCACTCCTGCTCCTGCTCGGCCAAAGTTAAAATTACCCATACCAGCAAAGTTCATGCCCATCTCTGACGGTCCACCGACTGCCATGCCAACAGTCTGTACACCATTCATTTGTCGTGCGTACTCATTAGGATCAATCGATACCAAGCCGCCGCCTGCGTAGCCGCCGTAGGATGAAGTCCCATAGTCATCTTGAGCTAACTGAATAGCAGAATCTCTGACAGCGGTAGAGCGAGCTAATGTTGCGGCTTTTTCTTCTTCATACCTTCTGGCCATTGCTTCATTATCTTTTTCAGCCATTCTTTGACCCCGCATGCCTTCTCCTGCGGCAATAGGGATTAAAGCTTCTTTGGTCATTGCGCTTTTACCAAAGTTTTTCATAAACTCAGCAGGGTCTGCTTTAAAGCTTGCAGATCCTGCCTGTCCTGCATCAAACAATGCGTCATCAAGGGTGCTTTGCCTAAAGGCTTCAGAGCCGGTGTTAGCAGAAGCAGGCCCAAACTGACCCGCAGGCATCGCGTTAAGTGCAGGGGCTTGAGTTATTGCATTTGCTTGTGCGGCAAGAGCATCTTTAACGGCTTGTTCCGAACCTAACTGAGCCGCAGTTGTGCCTGTTGATACAGCTTGATCTGCCACCAACGCGGCGGCATCGGGGGCTACATTTGCCAGATCGGTTGCCGCTGATGCAACATCAGAGCTTCCAAGAGCCGCCGCGCCTTCAAATACTTTACCCAAGCCAAACCCTGTAATACCTGCCATCAAACCTTCTTTAATGTCACCCGTAACGGCTGTTGTTGCAAGGCCAGAGCCAATTGCGCCCATCGCTGTTGCGCCAAGACTGCCAAGACCAAGGCTAGTGGCTAATGCGCCTCCTGCCATGGCACTTCCACCTAAGCTACCCAATAAAGGCAATAAGAAAGGCAAGAAAGCTTCTGGCTGTCCTGTCATCGGGTTTGTTGTTAAAGAACCTGTTGGGGATAATGACGCTAAACCCTGAACTTCCACCGGATTCATGTGAACAAGCATGCTGTCCCCATATCGGCCATGAGTTGCCATTTGTTCTGCCATGCTTTGCATTGGTCGATTGGGTTGTTGTCGGTTGTTCATTAGCTAGTCTCCACGCCAAAAAGGTTAAAACTTACATTAGCCGCACTTGAGTATACTTTCATGACATCATTCTGTCCTAAACAAATACCTATTACCACAGTCTGAGTTGTCTCAGCCGCGAGTGATTGATTATAGAATAAAAACTGCTTATCGTCGGCACCTGCCCCTGCAACATGAACGCTGACTCTGAATGTGATTGCACTACCTGACCTGTTACATATAACAAGGGAACTAACCGTTGTCTGTGCAAGATCAGGTGTTGTGTATAAAACAGTGATTGTAGTAGCTAATACATCTAACTGGCCAAGGATTTTAATCGCATCACTCATGAGGCACCCATCAATAAGAACTGGAATCTACGCAAAGCTAAAGAACCTGTTTTGTCGCTTTGCTTTTTTGCAAGCTCAATTTCAATATCTGTATTTGCCAAGGCTAATTCTAGCGTTCTGCGAGTAGTCGCCTCGTTAAGTTGACTATATTCAACCGTTGGAACTGGCAGTGGGGTTTTGACTCTAGCCATTATCGCCCTCCATCGGGTCTTACATCGACTCTCAAAGTTCCAAGTCTCCAGCCATATCCTTCACCGCTACTTTCGACGCGAATAATTGGATGCCTTGACCTAGCTCTTACATTAGACTGAGTTGTGCTTTCGGTAACAATGGCAGAGGCAAGAACTGTTGCGTCCTGCAAAGGATAATTTCTGCCTTTAATGGTCATCGTAATAGAGGGGTCGCTTCCTTTAAACGAAAAGTCCGGAATAATTCTATTCATAAACATAAAGACGTTACCGTCGCCAATCTCAAGGTCACCTGACTCTACATAAGCGGTTAATGCCTGTCCGTCTGCGTCGTACCCATACTCATGCTCATACAAGTAATTTTCATTTGTCTCGGTAATAATAGATGATGCTAGAGGGTAGCCGCCTAGACCAGAATCAAACCACGCCCCCCTAGATAGGGTTCCTATAGACCAAAGGTTTTCCTCGTAGTTGAAAGTAACATAATTTGTTATTTCCGTTGCGCCTGTTCCTATAGGGTAATACCACGTTACCTCAGAATACGCGGAGTTTTCAGCGGCAAATACTTTAAACGCTTGGCCGACGTTTAGATTAGAAAATACATAATCTTTTACTGAACAAGGCAAAGGCTGAACAGACCCGTTATAAACATAAAATCCACCCTCATCCATAAAGAACACCGAACCTCTGGAGTTAACAGCCGCATTAGGTGAAATCATAGATGTATCTGTGCTTATTGTTGATATGTTAAATACAAGCTGACCGCCGATAAATCGCATTGAATGCAAGCTTACGTCTGTAAATACAAGTATCTCTTCTCGCGCTTGAATAGCGCCAATAATGATTGACCCCGAATTAATCCGTCTTCCGCCTGAAGTATTGGTTGCAGTGGGTGTCCAGTCAATTGCATTCTGCTGATCTGAGAAACGAATAAACAAAGGGTCAATGTCCGAAGAGCCTAAAGGGTTAACACCAAAAGCAATAACATGCTGGTCAATGTCAGATACCATTACTTGAAGAGCAATTGTTGGAGCGTTAGATGCTCCTAAGATTGCATCTAAGCTTACCGCTCTAGTATTTAAACCGCTTGAAGTGTCATGATAATAAATACCACCACCTCGAACATTGAATATTAAATCTTCGCCAAAATTATCTTGGCTGTAAAGTCTTAGCTGGTTTGCTGAACTAATTCCGCTAGAAGAGCCAAACCCCGAAAAACCCCATGCCCCCACGCCATACCCTGTGCTTGCGACGTAAGCATTAAGGCCTGTATTGATTTGATAGGCTCCAACGGTTGCAGATCCTCCATCCCCCGTGTCGCTTGCATTAGCGGTTAAGGTAACCCCTGAAGTGTCTTTTGCGGTAAAGGTGTAGATGCTTGACGTTGATACTGATGTTATTTGATATTCTTGATTTAATACTGCGGCTATAATAGTTCCGCCAAGTGAGGCCGCACTTGAAAAAGTTACAAAGTCATTTACAGTCGCTCCATGATTGGCTTCTGTTACTGTGATTACGGACGAACCGTTAGTTGCAGAAAATCTTGGATCACCTGCTGAGGTTGTCAATCTTATTGGCGTAACGTCGTTAAAGCTGTCGCCTTCTGCTATATAGAACTTAAGGGTAGTGCCTATTCCTATATATTTAGTAAAGGCTAATGACGCCCATCGGTGCAGTGATCGGCTTACTCCCAAGAAGTAATTAGTTGTAAATTTCTGCCATCCTCCTATTTTTTCAGGGCGACCCTGCCTAAACCTAATCTTGTCGGCGTCATACCAACCCTGATCAGCAGTATAATCGGTGCCTTCTTTGTTAACTCCGGGAGAAAACTGTAACTTGGTTAACGCCATTTTATTCTCCGTTATTAACGTCCACGGCCTCGGCCTATACTGCCAATGCCGCTCATTAGTCTTGGGGGTGCCACACTTGATTGCCGAATGGGTTGAGTCTCGTACTGAGGATTATATCTAGGCATTTGAATAGGCCCAAAATCCATCATCGGCGGCGGCATCCGCTGTTCCACAGGCTGATTAAACACTTGGCGCATGTTTCGATTGCCTAACGCACCCTGTATTGGCTGTTGTGGCCTCATCATAGGTTTTCCTCCACCTATATTGTCTGGCCCTTGCGTTCTTATCTGTTGTCCGAATTGTGGTTGAGAAGGCGATCTTCCGCGAGCAGATACTAAATCCTGCATACCCCCTCCTCGAATATCTTGTGCTGGGCCTCCTCCCATATTAGGATCAGAGTATAGAGAGGCAGGGTCTATCTGCGGCTTAGGTGGGAGCTTTCTGCCACCCGCAATGCCTGTATTGTTGTAGTAAGAAGAACTAGGTGAGTAAGGAGGCGGTTGCATACCTGCACCATCCCCAATTCCACGGCCACGCATTTCCTCCGCACTATCACTAAAAAATTTCTCGCTCAAACGACCGTCCATACTAGGATCGGTATAGCTACCCCCATACTTCTGCATACCGCCTGCAACACCCGTGTTACCACTATACTCACCAGTACCAAGACCTAAGTTTGGTGCTTGGGCAGGCCCGCCCATTCCGCCTTTTGCGGATCGACCCATATCGCCATAGCTCGGTCTTCCGCTGGAAGATTGATAAGGATTGATAGGCTGAGAAGAGCCGTAACGGTTATTGCCAAGGCCGCTCATCGGAGGGGGAGCTTGACCCCCTTTACCGCCGTAACCACTTTGCTGATTGTAGCCACCGCTATAGCCGCCACGCTGTCCGTAACCACCGCCATAGCCACCGCTATAACCGCCTTGGTTACCAAACCCACCTTGATTGCCATAGCCACCTTGGTTACCAAACCCACCTTGATTGCCATAGCCGCCTTGATTGCCGTATCGTCCACCAAAGCCGCCCTGAGAACCCATTGATCCTCCTAAGCCACCCTTAGCGTTTCCTCTAGAAGGAAATTGTGAGCCGCCGCCATATCCGCCTTGACTTCCATAGCCGCCTTGCTGTTGACCAAAACCTCCGCCAAAACCACCCTGTTGATCAAACTGATTTTGCTGACCATAACCGCCTTGATCTCCAAAGCCTCCGCCGTAACTATCTTGGCTACCGCCACCCTGCATTGCTCCGCCACCGCCGCCTTTACTCATCAATATTCTCCGCTATTAACGCCATTTTACTCTATAATGAGCGAGAAAGACTGATTTTCTAGCTCATCTCGCATTAGTTGAAGCCCTACCTTAGACGAAAGCACTGTATCATGCCCATGCCTCATCCCGACCAGAATACAACCCAGTGTATCGCGCACAAAATTACCTGCGTGAAATAAAATTTCAGTCCGATCTTTAACATCCTGAACGTGCCAGACCCGATTGTATTTCCCAGAGCCAGAGCTTTCCAGCCAATCGCACCGATAGGTTCCACTAGGGATGCAACTCACCTCCACTTGATTGTTTAACCAAGGTCGTTCCAATGAGGCTAGAATTACACCGGATGGTAGGGTAATGGTGCCTAATGTAACGTAAGGTCTGTATTCTCTGGCGATAGCTACAACAGGCAAGGAGATTTCTTTGGTAGGCTTTTCAAAATTAATATATGCCATTATTTTTCCTTTGGCTTTTTTACTTGTCTAACTACGCCCTCCAAAGCACCACCGCCGAAGTAGAAGACAATAATAGTCATCATTATCCAGTCAATTTTAAACGCCGTAATGACCGCTGTAACCTCGTCCGCGTTCATGCCCCTAAGAACCATTACCATTACCAGAATATAAGAGGATACGAATGTCGCGGCAAAGATTAGCGCAAGAAGTCTTTGAGCTACCTTAAACGGTGCGTATGCGCTAAGGAGGTCTGTCTTGGCTTTAGTTTTAGCCTCAATGATTTCAACACCAGAATCATGCATGTTGTCAATTAAGCCTAGCGTTTTCTCAATGATGCTTCCGTTGCCTAGAATACTGCTAAGAATACCCATTACATTTACCTCTAAAGGTTATTTACGTTTTTTTCTACGCAGACCTTGCACAGTGTCGGACTCCCAGATTCGCAGGCCCAACCAAACAATGGTAAACAAGCTGGCCAGTGGCGGCAGAAATTGGGAGTAAGTAAGTATTGCTGTCGATGCCGCTAGGACGTCTAGGGTGTCTTTAGTTGGGTCCATTGATGACTTCCATTTATTATTATATTAAAGGTTAAAGTTATTTATCTCTGAGTGCCATTGTGGTTGTAGCTCTGAATACTACGATAAGGCTTGCAATTCCTACGCCTATTACTGCTTGCCAGAACTGACTGACAGGTAAGAAGCCTATGTACCCTTGAAGAACGCTAAGTACAGCCATAAGAATACCAAAGCGAACTGTCCTAGACTTGAGGCTCTGTAGTATTAAGTCCATTATGATATGTACTCATTGCCAGAGCTAATGGCGGCACTAACCGCAGTCATGTCTTCACTACCCCAATCGTCTTTAGCTACCATAAGCTCTAAGTGCTGAACATTACGATCCACTGTACCTTGGCTATCTTCATCAGCTTCTGCGGCTATAGTGGCTGTAATTAGGCTTACGCTATCACCCATTGCTGAGTAGTCTTGCGCTAGTTGTTCTGCTGTACGATCTTCTACTGACATATTATGCCTCCAGTGCTTCGAGTCTTGCGGTGAGTTCTTGGATAGCTTTAACCAAGATTGGTATTAGTGCGGCCTCTGCTACTTCCTGAGAACCATCTTCTCTTTCGTCCCAAAGTTTAAAGCCGTCTTTCAAACCACTATCAGCATCAATAGCCTCTTTGGTATGTTGAGCGATAAGACCGTGATTCGTTAGAGTGTTTTTAAAGACTTCGGTTGAGCCTTCTTCATAGGCGTTAAAGGTTTCTGGGAGTTCGCCAAGAGTCTTGTAGTTCCAAGTTACGGATCGTAACGAGTTAATGAAGGAAAGTCCTGTTGTACAGTCCTCAATGTCTTTCTTGTAGCGTTCATCGGACACTGTTGCCCAAGTTGCTACACCGTGTGCGGCTCTTATGTCTGAACCACTTTGTCCTAGCGTTGTATAACCTGCGGTACCATTAATGTTATAACCTATAGCAATTGCATAATCTGCGTCTGTAGTAGAAGCCCTAGAGTAAGAACCAATACATATAGAGCCGTCCCCTGTTATTAAGTCTGTTGAATAAGTGCCTGAGTTATATCCGACACATACATTGTATCTTCCTGTCGTTACGGCATCACCTGCTGTAGCCCCTACAAAGGTGTTCTCAACGCCTGTGGTAATTGCCGTACCCGCGCTACCTCCTACAGCCGTATTAGATGACCCAGTAGTACAGGCTTTCAAAGCCCTAAATCCGAAGGCGTGGTTTCCATTAGAGGTAGTGTTGTTGGCTAAAGCCTCATAGCCCACGGCAGTAGCATTAGCGGCAGTTGTAGAGTCTTGCATGGCTAGATAACCGACTGCAACATTGCCTCCTGCTGTGGTGTTAGCGCTTAAAGCTGAGTAGCCTACAGCCGTGTTGTTGCTTGCTGTTGTGTTTGCGGTTAAAGCCCTCAAACCTACAGCAGTGTTGTTGCTTGCAGTTGTGTTTGCATTTAGCGCAAGATAACCCACTGCAACATTAGCCGTGCCTGTCGTGTTTGTTGATAAAGCCGCTACACCAATACCCACGTTCTCAGAAGCGGTCGTGTTTGCGGCCATCGCCCATCTACCCAAAGCCACGTTAGAACCTCCAGTAGTGTTGGCTCCTAAAGACTCAGCGCCCAAAGTAGTATTGCTACCGCCAGAGGTATTAGCGTCTAGTGCTAAGGCTCCTACGGCCACGTTACTAACACCTGTGGTTATTGCGGCTCCTGCGGAAAAGCCGACTGCTGTATTGTTATCAGCCGTTGTGTTGGCGAATAAAGCTTGGTCACCTACGGCAGTATTATTAGATGCTGTAGTGTTACTGAACAATGCCGCGTAGCCTACAGCAGTATTAGAGGCTCCTGTTGTAGTTAGCTTTAAAGAGGCTCTACCTAACGCAGTGTTTTTTGTAGCGGTGGTTGCTGTTTTTAAAGCTTCCATACCGAAAGCGGCATTATCATCCCCAGTAGTAATAGCAGTACCTGCCTCATCACCCACGACAGTATTATAATTACCACCGCTTTCAATGGAGTTACCTGCGTTTACGCCAAGTCTTAGGTTGCTTGTGCCTGCTGACGCGGTAATTATATCTGCACCGTCTGCAAAGGTGGTATCTGCGGCAAAGCTGGCGGCTCCGGTGACGTCAGTGACGGCCAGAGTGCTTGTCCCACCTGCGGTCAGATTATCTACTTTGGTGGTTCCTGCTAGGTTTACATCTGTTAACAAGTCATAAACAACAGCACCTGAACCCAAACCGTCACCTGCAATAACCTTAACTTCACCTGCTAAAACGGCTACATTAGCGCCAGAGCCTTGTGAGAACGTCAGGGTATAAGCGGTAGCATTTTCCATGATGTAAATTTTGGAAGCGGTATTTGGCAAAAGGCTAACAGTGCAGGCTTGACCGCCGCCAGTAAGCTTGAGATACATTGATCGATCGGAGTCAGATGCTCCGTCAGCAATAGTGATATTGTCCGTAGAAGCGTCAGCTATTGCTCTTGTACCATAACCAAAAGCTTGGCCAATAAGCTCAAGGTTGGTGTTGGTTTCATCTCCCCAAGTGCCAGAAGAATCACCTGTTGCGATCTCTTTGAGTCTTAGATTGTTAACGTATGTTGCCATCTTAAGCTACCTCTTCCCATTCCGGGGTTTGACTACCGCTAATTGTTTCATAATTTGGAGTTTGAATACCGCTAATGGGTATGTAATTTGGGGTCTGAGCTGTGTTAATTAAGCCCCAGACGTGAACAGACCTCACTAACGCCTCAACTTGATTCCCTATAACGTAGATTATCGCCTGAGAATCAGTATCAACAGTACCCGCGCTTACTGTAGCAGTAAAGCCAGAAACTGATAGATTATTGTTTGTTATTAATGTTTCGTCACCCAGCCCAATAGTTGAGGCTACAGCAGTGACGCCAACAACCGCAATTGCTTGGACTGACACGGTTCCTGTCGCTGTAGTTGCCAAGTTAGTAGTAACATCTACATTAGCTTTAGCAACTACTGCTTCATTGCCAAGAGCTGTTGTTGCTAGGTTGTTGGTGACGCTTATATTAGCCTTGGCTTGGACTGTTATATTTCCAAGAGCTGTTGTTGCTAAATTGTTAGTGACATTAACATTGGCTTCAGCGATTACCGTTTCGTTGCCAAGAGCTGTTGTTCCTGCAATTCCAGTAGTAACTACATTGGCTTCGGCAACTACCGTTGCACTTCCAAGAGCGGCTGTTCCTGCTACCCCAGTAAGGACAACAGGTATCGGCTCACCCCATGTAAGCTGTCCCCACCCGCCTCTGCCAAAACCGCTTACAATAGCCATGAGTTACTAGGCTATTCTTATAATGGCATTAGTTGCATCGGCTGTTGGGAACTGAATAGTAAAGTCTCCTGCTGTAGAAGTTTTGTCACCACCAAAGGCTAAAACACAGACGGCTTTATCGCTATTGGTGTCATTGTAGATAAGACACCCATTTGCGGTAATAGTCGCATCACTAAAAGTTAAATCAGCAAAGTCTGTAAATGCAGTAGTTCCTGAAGTCGCTGGATTAACATTTGTTAATGCCGCCCCGCCTGCGGTGTAATTTGTCCCGCTTGCTTCGTTTGTAGCGGAGTAAGCTGTAGTTGTTGCGCCCATGGTAGCCGAGCTTGTGTACAAAGCCAGCTTAAAGGTATTGCCGCCTGAAGCCAAAAAGTTATGCGTTCCTTCCATCAGTTCTTTCTTGAACGAGGTACACATTGCTTGCGAAATTGCCATTATAATCTCCTAATAATTTCTGCTGTATCTGAGTGTTGGTTTTTTTCAAGTAGCGCAATTAAGGTAGTCCTGTCGCTTTTAATTGCTTGCTCTATATAGAACTTAACAACCTCATTGACTTGAGCCTTAAACGCTTCCGCTTGATCTTTAATTGCAGGGTGACAACTTCCGCCTACCGAAACAATTCTGCTTGTTGCTCTTTCAGCCCAATGCTTTGCATCAAGCCCTTTATTTTCTGACGTAACAACCGTGACAAATCCTGTTTCAGCCGAGGCTATCTCAATCATTCTTAGCTCCTACCCAGACGTATTGCGCCAGACCGGTAGCTGTCCGTAGTTCCATACCCTTCAGCAAGAACCTTTAATCGACCAATAGCCTCACTGTACTGGCCAATATAAAGCTTAAGCAAAGCCTCATCGCCCTTAAGGAAGGTGTACGCCTCTATCAGGCAACCATATAGCAATGCGTTCTCAGCGTTATTTCCCAGCCAGCTTGTTCCTGAAGCGGCAACAGTAATAGATTCTGGGCTATAAAAATAATGCAGTTCAACATCAAAGGATGCGTTTGGCGTTGGCGCTACTATAAGGGTAGTGTCATTAAATATGGCATAATACTTAGGGACCCCTGTAACTGTCGATACGGGATAAGCCTCTCTAATAAAATTGACATCTTTGTTAATTAGGAATTCATATCCACTGTTATTAACTGCTAAAGAATAAATTGCCAAGTAATCAGTTGGAGTAGATAAGTATTCGTTGTCAGCCGACAAAGAGCCAGTAACATTTTTCCTAAAATCAGGAAGCTGTACATCCTTAAGAATGCGCTCCTCGGCTTGAGTAATAATGGTAGGCAGATTGCTTACAAATGTGGTTTCGTCAGACTGAACGTAATCTTGAATTGCTTGCGTTAGCGTAGTGTATGTGAATGCCATTAGTTTGTTACCACCTGAACTTTACCCACATTACCTTCTATATCTAACCCAACAGTAAAACTGCCTAGCTGGGTTATACCGCCGCCAACAGGGTTAAATGCATATAATTGTCTGCTCTGATCTAATGTTCTATCAGGTCTTGGATTTCTTAGGGATTGATTGTCGGTAAATGAAACCTTACCTAGCTGAAGCTGAGGCTGATCTTTATCCACAACATCCCGACCCACCAACATCCCTGTAGGGCGTTGATTAACAATCTGAGGAACAAGGTCGGTTAGCTTGTAACGAAACCCAGTTCTATCACAAAAGCCAAAAGCCAGCTTACCCTTAGATGTTGTCAAAAGTTGTAGCCTCCGGGTGAAATAAACAATGACGCCTTTTCTCTGGCGGCATCTGCGGCAAGATTCCACTGCTCTTCATAATCAGCTTTAAGCAATGGCGCTTTTATATTTGATTCGGTGTATTTAATGCTTAACTGATAAGCAAGCCCTGCAACCAAACACGGAAGGAACCTTGAAGGGATGTCCATGTTGTTTGATGCCGGAGAACCCACATCCTCAATCCGTTGCATAAAGTAATAAACAAGGGTGTATGTTTCACGACTATCTGGAACTGGCCATAAATTAACAGTAACGCCGCTTGGGTCTTGTTCAAGAAAAAACTGCAAGGGTTTGCTTTCTGTTAGCTTGTTAGACAAATGAGCGTATTGGCTTATTGAAATTCTAGTAAGCGTTTGATCAAATTGGCTAGTAGAGCTTCCAGAGCTTGTTCGCACAAAAGCTTCAATTATGTCCAGTACATCACCGTCCAGTGGATACGATCCATCGCCTGCCGTTAAGGTTTGCGTTCCTTCCTGAACAGCCCAAAGGGTTAGCCCCCTGTTCTGCCATTCAAGCATGAGAAGGTTTAGGCTTCGCCTAGCAGTCCTGTAGTCATAACCACTACGCAACTCCAGCCCCGCTCTTTCAAACGCTTCTTCAATGGCATCGCCAATATCTAGGGTAAAGTTATATGTCCCGCTAGTTGCCATTGTTATTTCCTTTTGGATGTAGCCCCAGAACATTTCCACCGATTACGGGATAGATTGTTTGGGGTATTAGGATCGTTTTGTTTTTTCTTGGAAAGACCTTTTTTTATTCCAAGACTTCTGGCGCAATAACTATCGCCTTTAGATGTTCCTGCTCGGACTCTTGGCTTCCCATCTTTAGCATTTCCTGCTTGCCCGTAGCTGACTTTTTTGCCTGCTGAGGTTACCTTAACCTTGGCTTTGCCTTTAGATGGTGTTGCCATGAGTTAACCCCTCTCTGCCTTAGACTTTGCTCTAGCCGACAAATCTTTTAAGTGAAACAATTTTACACTAGACTTTGTGTGAGATTTGTTAGTATGCAAAGTGCCGTCAGACATTTTGTGATTAGAGCCTTTATGCTCAGTACCATCTTTTTTGTAATGTTTAGCACCTTTCATTTAAAACTCCCATTTGCAATCTGGCTTAACTTGAGCTTCTACTATTCCTAGACCTGTTGGCTTTCTTGGTCGTAACCCTTAAGTTACTTGGCGAGTTATTGGCAGTATTCCTGTCTTTATGGTCTACATCCTTACCATCGCCTTTTTTAACCTTGCCTAACTTAACCATTATATCTCTGGCTTTATGGCGCTCGGCATTACGCTTTTTTTCTTCAGGTCTGGAGTGAAAGTTTGCATACTCTAGCTTATAGTTTCTAGCCATAAGATTTTAATACTTTCATCACGATACTGTAAGTGTCACCGCTAGTATGCCCAACAGTAGTGAACAAAACATCACCGTTAACTCCGGCACCTGCATTATTAGGTATTCCAGAGAAATCAGAGAAATCTAGCTCATCAGAGTAATCGGCAAGTATATGCCATGCTAGGACGTTCGTAGAGGCGTTGAATAGGACTTTAACGCTCATTCCGGCCGTACTGTACCAAATGTTGCTTATAGTGACCTTAGTGCAGGATTTGCCTGTCATAGGGTCTACAGTGAGGCTAGAGACATCAATCTTTGCCACTGCCGATTCTCCAGTGCCATCACTGACATTGGTGAACTTAAATGTGGCATATTTTGCCCCATCTATAATTGTTTGTGTTGCGACTGCATCAGCCATTACATTCTCCTAAAAATAAGGGGTGAAAATCACCCCTCAATATTACCACACTAAATTACGGATTAAGCTACCGTTGCGATTGGAGTAGACAGAACCGTAGTTACCCACTTAGAGTTTGTTCCATCATCTGAAGAACAGACCATAGAGACTCTAGCATTTGCAACAGTTGAGTTTACCCATGTCAAAGTATCTCCCGCAACATCGCTTACTGCGTTAGCCGCCGCTCCTGCAACCAATGAAACCATTGCTTGGAAAGCGGACACGGCAGAACCGGGAAGTACGAAGGTAGTAGTAGTGGATGCGCCAACAGCTACAGTCAGTTGGAAATCATAGCGGACGCCAACATTACCTGTAGATAAAGCGGGTAAATTAATGACGTTATTTGCGGTGCCATCAACCAAGAAAAGAGTTCCTGACTGAGCGGCGGTTAAAGTAGAATCTAACCCGCCTACGACATTCCAGTCATTGTTGATTGCCTGTCTGCCGGTGATAGTGCCAACGACTGCGGCGTTAGTGCCGTAAGTCGAATTAACCGTTACTGCACCTGTATCGGTGTTTTTTGTAACGTCTTGAAAGCCATTTTGTGACCGCATTGGTCCTTTGTTCGTTGTAGTACCCATGTCAATCTCCTGTCTGGGTTAGGTCTGCTGTTAAGCAGTCAGGGATAACTTGCTATTAACAAGATAAAAATAAAAAAAGGGGGTTTTTACACCCCCAATAACTTAGCTAGATCCGGGAGAACCATAAATGCCAAGTGGGTCAGAAACGCCGAACGAATAACGCTCACGGGCTTTGTATCGTACATTGCCTGTGTCGAAATCTCCATCCATGCTAGTTTCCAGAGCGGTACGCTCAAAATGCTTCATTCCGTTA